AGCTATTGTTAATATATTTCAAGCAAATAATCTACCAGATAACATTAAATTAACTGACCCTGTTGACTTTGAGTTAGATGGAGCTAAAGTTTATCTTGAAATACCAGACGCAATTAGATATCGAAAAGCCGACGAAAAACCGGCCGGAGACGGCGGTGCAGGCGGAGCAGGCGGTGCAGTTGTAGTAAAAATTGGCGATGAAAAAATGATTGATGATAAGCTGCACACTTGGGATGGAACACAATGGGTATTGAAAACAGGTACCAGTACTGGCAATGGAAACAACAACAGCGACCAAAATGCAAAAATAGTGCCAGCAGGAACACCTGTATTAAAACGAGGGTCTCGTGGAGAGTCTGTAAAACAACTTCAAACATTATTAGGATTAACAGGCGATAGTGTTGATGCTAAATTTGGAGGTGAGACCGCTGCATGGCTTATGATATGGCAAGAAGAACATAAGTTAACAGCAGACGGAATATATGGTCCGAAGACTGCTGCTGCGATGAAAAAAGATCCTATTCCTGTAAAAGATCAAGAACGTGCAAAACGACTAGCAATAAAACTAAAAAATCAAAAACCGCCAGTAGTCCCTCCAATTCCAGAAGATCCTGGAATAAAAACAGCTAATTTTTATAAACAGTTAGAAACTAAGTTTCCAAAAATATTTAAGGGCACGTATACTTTCAAATTACCTGGAGGTAAGGTCGGAGATACAGTTTATAGAGTAAATTTTGGCGACGGCAATCAACAAGCAAAAACGTATGAAGCGGCTATAAAACGAAACGTGACAGGAGCTACGAATACAGATGAAGACAGAGTATTAGATCTATTTAGTAAACTATCTAAACAACAATTAACTACACTGCTTAAACGTTATCAAAAAATTAATGGTTCGAATTTAGCTCTAGATTTAAAGAAAAACGCGTTTGATGAATCTGAAATGACAAAGTTGGAAAATATTTTTCTAAAAAAAGGATTAAATTTAGCTAGCTTTATGGGAAGCGGAGCAGGCGCAAGTTTTTAGTTCTAGAATTAACAATAAAACAAGTTATGGCAAAAAATCATTGGAATGCAAAATCTCCGATACGACAAGAAGCGTATAAATACGGTTACAAATCTGGCTTAGAACATAAAGTAGCAGAAACTCTTAAAGAAATTAATTATCCAGTTAATTACGAAACTGAAACACTTCATTATACAGTACCAGAATCAAAACATAAATATACACCTGACTTTGTATTTACGCGTAAAGATGGAGCCATAATGTACATTGAAACGAAAGGCAGATGGACTACTGCAGATCGAAAAAAGATGAAACATGTTTTAAAATCAAATCCTGGTATCGATATCCGTATAGTATTTCAAAATCTAAATCAAAAAATTTCGAAAGGAAGTAAAACTACATATGAAGCTTACGCACTGAAAATGGGAATAAAACATGTTGCAAACAAAATGATTCCTGCAGAATGGTTAGCCGAATGTTGTCAGTTAGATGAAAATCCAATCGAAAAGAAAACTTTCTTTGATATTTGATTGGAAGTGTGAAAAAAATTCATTATCTTCTAATGTAAGTAATGGCATTTAATTAATTGAATGATTGAAATGTTTAATGTAATGAATTCGTTAGACCAGAAATGAAATGTATGGGATGACATAAATTAAATAATATATTATATAATGTTATTATTATATTAATTAACCAGATCTTTTGAATCGTTCTACAGTTTCATTATATTATATTAATGAAGAATCTAAAATTATTACAATTACTTGAATCAGTACTTGGCAAAGGAAAACCTACATCAGGCAATAACGTAGCATTCTTCTCTCCTTTCACTTCTCACTATAAACCAAAACTAGAAATTAATGTTGATACTTCTGCAGATGGTGAAAATCCATGGCACTGTTGGATATCTGACAAAAAAGGCAGAAGCATTGTTTCATTATTCAAACAATTAAATCAACCGAAAGAACGTTTCGAACAACTTGCTAGAATCATTCAAACAACGAGATATCGTTCTGAAAAGACTGAGAAACAAGATACAATATTACAACTGCCAGAAGAATATCACCCATTATGGGTATATAAAAAGTCATTTGAATATAATGCAGCAATGCATTATTTAAAAGGCAGAGGCGTTACAGTATTTGATATCATTAAATATAGAATAGGGTATGCTGAGTCAGGACAATATGCTGGAAGAATTATTATTCCGAGTTATGATCATGGCGGCAATCTTAATTACTTTGTATCTCGTATATATCGAGATAAAGACATAATGAAACATAAAAATCCTTCAGTATCAAAAGATATTATTGGATTTGAAATGTTAATTAATTGGAGAGAACCAATTGTACTTTGTGAAGGTTCATTTGATGCAATTGCGGTAAAAAGAAATGCAATACCATTATTTGGAAAACAAATTCAACCAGAATTACAAAAAAAGATTATCGAAGAACATGTACATGACATTTATATTTGTTTAGATGCTGACGCATTAAAAAATGCGTTAGATATTGCAGAACGATTTATGAATGAAGGATTAAATGTTTACTTCGTAGAATTACAAGATAAAGACGCTTCTGAATTAGGCTTTGAAGCAATCACAAAACGTATTTCAGAAACTATGCAAATGTCATTTAAAGATTTAATGACAATGCGAATGGGAATGTTATGGAAATAAAAAAAATTGATATTGGTATCGATTCTATCGATAAAATATTTCATGTGTCAGACGTTCATATTAGAACTTTAAAACGACATACTGAATATCGTCAAGTATTTGAAACGATGTTTTTAACTATAGCACAAGAAGCGACAGACAGGTCGATCTGTGTAGTTACTGGAGATATAGTTCATTCAAAACTTGATATGTCGCCAGAATTAATCAACATGTTAACTGAATTCTTTAATGGATTTATGTTACCTACAATTGTTATATTAGGTAATCATGACATGAACTTGAATAATACACATAGAGTTGACGCATTATCGCCAATACTTAATGTTATAAATAATCAAAATATTCATTTCATAAAAGAGAATGGTATATTTGATATTGGGAGTGTTTTATTCAACCATATGGCCGTTGATGTCGCCCCGGATAACTACATAAAAGGAACAGATCTTCCAGAAGAGCGTTATTCAATTGCAATGCATCATGGAGCAGTACACTCAGCCCGAACTGATATTGGTTATGAAATTTCAAACGAACATGTTACTGTAGATATGTTTGATGGACATGATTTATGTTTACTAGGAGATATTCATAAATCAAATCAAATACTTCAAGAATACCACGTTGTGGAAGGCATAAAGAAGCCATTAACAGTATATCCTGGTTCATTAATACAACAAAATCATGGTGAAGCATTAGGTCATGGAATATTAATTTGGGATCTTCCTGATAGATCATCTCAATTTATAGACATTACAAACGATTATGGGTATGTAACATTTGAATTAGAAGGAACATCTATTATTAATGCACCTTCATATGTTCCAAATAAACCACGTATACGAGTTAAATTTAAAGATACGTCTGCTGCAGATATGAAAAAATTTATTGCATCGTTACGAAAAAAATACACAGTTGAAGACATTTCTATTCAACGAATAACAGATATGTCGACTACTAATGATGCTACAAATATTACAATTGGTAATGTTCGTGATGTTGAATATCAAAATACACTTATTACAGAACATATTGATTCTAATTATCCGCAAGCAACGGATGCAGAAATTGATGCTATTAGACATATTAATAGATCAACAAATTCAAAATTACCAGTATTAGAGTCAGTACGAAATATTACATGGCATCCGGTTTCATTTGAATTTTCAAACATGTTTTCATACGGCGAAAACAATCATGTTGATTTTACAAAACTTCAAGATGTTGTAGGATTATTTGCACCAAATACATCTGGTAAATCATCATTGTTAGATGCAATGACATATACAATATTCGATAAATGTAGTAAAACTGGGAAAGCAAAAGAAGTTCTCAATAACAAATCCGCCGGGTTTTATGGTAAGTTTGTGTTTGAAATGAATAACATTCAGTATACAATCGAACGTATAGGAACAAAACAAAAGTCTGGCCACGTAAAAGTTAATGTTGAATTTTATTCTGAAACTGAAAATCTTAATGGTGAAGAACGTAGTGATACTAATAAAAATGTTAGAAAGTATTTAGGAACATATGATGATTTTATATTAACAGCATTTTCATTACAAAATGATCAAAGTAATTTTATTAATAAATCACAGAGAGAACGAAAAGACTTATTATCACAATTTTTAGACATTACAGTATTTGAACAACTATACCAACTTGCATCTGAAGATATAAAAGAAACTGCTGGTAAATTAAAAGAATACAAAAAGACTGATTTTGCACAAATTATTTCTGATGCCGAAGAAATTATTTCAAATAATATTGATGCAATATCTAAATGTGAACAACAAGAAACTGAAAGTCAGACTCAAAAAGATAAACTTCAAGATGATTTATTAAGTCAAGTTGAAAGTAAGCAGCCGACTACTTATACTGGTCCGTCTAAAGATTTATTAGTTCAAACTGAAAAACAACTTTTAGATAAGATTGGATTATTGCAAGACAACATTACCGAGCTAGAAGGAACTATTGAAATTACTAATACTACTATTTTAGAAACAACAACTAAACTTGCAGAATATGACAGTGAAGAGATTAATTCAGGATGGGAATTATTACGATCATATACAGAGAAAGTTGTACAAGGTTCTGCAAAAATAAAAAAACAACAAGGAATCATTGATGCACACGAAGAAAAAATACAACATCTTGACACACACGAATATGATGAAGAATGCAAATACTGTACATCAAACGTATTTGTTAAAGATGCACTCGAATCAAAAAATAAGATTGATGAAGAGCGAAAAATATTAGCAGATTTATTAGAAGAACAGGAAAACATTTTAGAAGAACAACAAGCATTAAAACATTATGAAAAGTTGTCTGAACAAATGCATAATCTAGTTTTAAAACAAAAAACATCAGCTGATGAATTAGAAAAATATGAATTAAAACTTCAAATAATCGAAAACGAAACGCAGACTAAAGAATCTGAACTAGAAGCTTGTTTAGATCGGCAAGAACAATATACAATTAATCAGTCTGCAATTGAAACTAATGAAAAAATTGAAGAACAAATCAATTTAATTAAAAAATCATTAGAACATAATAAACAAGAACTATTAGAAATTACAACGCAGATTAAAACGTTGCATGGCGAAATTGAAGTTGCAAAGACACATAAAAAACATGCAATTGAAAGTTTAGATTCATATAAAAAATTAGAAACTGAATATAAAGCGTATGAATACTATTTAGCATCAATAAGAAGAAATGGTGTGCCATATGATATTATTGCTAAAGCTCTTCCGAAGATTGAAGCTGAAATTAACAATGTACTTAATCAAATAGTTGATTTTAATATGGTTTTAAATACAGATGGCAAAAATATTAATGGATATATTATTTATGATGAAGATAATTTTTGGCCATTAGAATTAACGTCTGGTATGGAACGTTTTATCTCTAGTTTAGCTATTCGTGTTGCATTAATAAATGTATCGGCGTTACCACGTCCTAATTTTATTGCAATTGATGAGGGCTGGGGAAGTTTAGACTCAGAACATATTGCTGCAGTAATCAACTTATTTGAATATTTTAGAAACAAGTTTGACTTTTCAATTATCATTTCACACGTTGATTCTATGCGTGATATGGTTGATAAATTACTTGAAGTTAATAAACAAAACGGATTCAGCCAGATTAATAACACGTAATATTTATAATAAAGTATCACGTGTATGAAACGAAAAGAAACTGTATTTAAAGGGCTAGATTCTGTTAATGTATTTTTTACTGATAATTCATTAACATCTCCAGATGTGTTTCGAATTACAGAGTTTCCAGAACGTTTAACTGCCGGCAAAAATTTAATCAAACTTAAAGGACATCCTACTAATTTACGAATAGGTTCATATCTAAATATCGAAATATTAGATTATAATGGCGATCCAATTTATTATGAAGTAGTTGATTATTTAGATGAAGATAAGTCTCGTATTATTTCAATTTATGTATACGACGACACGTCCCCGGGCACTGCAAATATAACGTTAGTAGGTGAACTAAATGAAATTAATGGACAACCTGTACCACAACAATGGCAAGGCGTAACAAATGTAAAATGGTCTAGAACAGTTGAAATTAATCCGACTATATCAAATGATACTGAAATTATATTTGATTCAGTTCCTTCCGCTTCACTAACAGAACAAGTAGGAGTACAACTGGATAGGACATATCCAGGTAATCAACAATTTCCTACATACACAACCGGCACGGTACGATATTTTTCATATAACAATGTACCTGCGTTTGAAATACAAGGCGGATTATTTAATAAAGAAATGGAAGGTGGTACTATAACAGTTTCATCTCCTGTAAATCCTACTCCTACGCCCCAATATACACCTGGAACGACAACATATAAAACAACAGTAAGAAAAGTATTGTCTGATACATTGATGTTGTTAGACGATGAGTTTAGGGTAGCATCATCGCAATCTATATTTACACACATATATACACAGTTTGATTATTCGTCATTTTCTATAACATATGAAGCAGACCCAGTATATATACCAACGCAAAATTCTGAGTCATTTGCAAATATATCATTATTTGGATTAGAACCTGCAACAGGCGATGTTAGTAGAATTAAAATATTTTTGAATGGAAATGGTAGTATAGGTACCTGGGAACAAATCAATGACATTGAATTAGAAGAAAATGAATTGTTTATTGATGAGGCAAATGTATTTCCTGATTTTGAAATAGGATTATTTACGTCACAGTCTGTTATTGACACGTATTGGGAAACAAACTATTATTCAGGGTTTAATGAAGGTAGTTCTCCCACATTATTATGGACTTCATCTAGTATAGCAAATGCAGTACAAATAGTTACTGGC